GTCTTGTACCTGACTAGCGATGATCCTATGTTCCTGTTGTGTCCCATTACCACACCTTAGCTGGCAGTAATGAATCCAAGACCTGATGGTACCGTTCATATACAGTCTAGTCGGTGTAGCTAGGGGCAGTACTTCTCTGGCACATTCTTTAGCTACCCCAGCTGCTATCATGTCTTGATAAAGAATATCAGCATCATCAAACAAGTACCCAATACGTGCTTCAAATGCTTCTTTAACTTTATAATGTAGATCGTCAATACTATTTTGTCGGTTCTTAGTATCCTGTCTACGAAGGTCAGGGATGACTGCTGGTGCTGTTACTTTAGCGTAGCGTTGACTGAACTCCTGAAAGGAAAAGGACCTATGCCTAAGTATCTGTGCAGCTATACTCCTAGTGGTATAAATTTCTACACACATGTTCACCATCTCAAAGGGTGACCAGTGTTGATGGTCAATAAGATACTTAATTAGTTTAGCACTGGTCTCAGTGTTTAATTGATTAGCTGGGTTACTGACCCTAGCCATGTAACTAATAAGTTCTTCAGCGTTAGGTGTAATGTGTACCAGGGTGGTGGTGTGAGTCATTAGTGGTGGTCTAATTGTTGGTAGGAAGAAGGACGTATGTCATCATAGCTAGATGGAATATAACGATGCCGAGTAGATACCGTATAACCATCATCATCGAATGACTGTTGCTTTAACTCACTATAAGTTTGTACTGCTCTAAAGACATGTGTAGGTGTCTTACGATATGTTCTACTCATAACGTATACAGTAGAATAAGTAGTGACAGGATTCAGAGGGATGGGGGAGAATCAGTACTCCAAGATTCAGTATTAGTTAGTGGAAGTTTGTGTCTTTGGGGTTAGGTAGTACTTACAGAATGTCCATTCCCAGGGACATTAATAAAGAGGAAGATGTGTCTCGATAGAGGCATGTCTTCCTCCCTTCGGAGAAGTGGTCCACCCTCCACTCCCCCTTAATCGGGTGGGATCTGTCTAAACCCAGGTGGGGACTGGGCTTTTGGCTTTACCTCTAGCTTGCCTTCGTTGGTCTAAATTGAATCCCATAACTAGGTGATTTGTAGCAGCTTGAGGGTCATCCATAAATGTGTCTAGTATGTCTTGCCACTCTTCTTGCTTACGCATCTTAACAGCTTCATAGGCAGAGATACCCATGGCATCGATAAAGTACTTAACACCTTGTGCTAATGAGTCTAATCTGTCATCATGCTTTACTGCACCCTTCTCCCGACACATTCTAGACATTTGGTAGAAGAGCATATACAGTAGACGATCCTCCGGTGGGGCATTTTTATTAGAGTTATAATCCCACTCTACCACAGACCTATCTACAATTAGTCTATGTTGGTTTAGGACAGGTTCTAGGGTATCGATGATACGGTCTTCCTTACGTACATTAGCACGTACTTCCTCTACGTCTATTGCTTGTTTAGTTTGTTGGAGGTGCTTCTTAAACAGTTCTGCGACGATACCGTCTCCGAAGTTTGTTTCAACAACAAGTTTGGTAACGTTATAACGCTTACACCCACGAAGGATGTCAAGAAGTGTGTTATCGCTATAACCGTCGCGATACGCTCGTACCTCGTGAACGTAGAGAAATCCATTCTTTTGACTTATGTATGTGGCTGCTGTTTCATCTGTGCCTCTACCACTTGGGTCGACCGAGCAGATTGTTTCACTGTAGGGACTCCATTCCCCTTGGAGCTGCATCGGGGAGTAGAAGTAATCACCCGGTAAGCCAACCGTAGGCAGATCCTTGAGACAATTACGAGGGTCACTGCACCACACAATAGCATCCGGCGCTTGAGTCGGGTTAACGGATGTAATGACGAGATCACTGAATTTAAGTGGGAACTTTTCTGCATCACTTAATGTTGTGTCTAATTGGAACTGTAGCATGAAGTTACTACGACCCATAGCAGCTTCACGTTCTACTAGGTCATCACTAGTGAAACGATCTGGGTCTGTTGGTGTCCATTCCTCTACACCCATCTCGATATCTTCTACAATCTGTGGGGATAATAGACCTTCGTATTGAGAGAGCTTGTCCTTACGTGGGTAGCGTGATGGCCAGACAAAGGGACGGTAATTACGTTCAGCTAGCTTACGGTAGATGGTAAAGGTTGTCTGTGGTGTACCGAGGTACATAATACGTGAGTCTTTCTTAGGCGTTAAGATAGACTCAGCTTCCGTACACAGTTGTAGGAGCTTTTCCCTCATCATCTCAGTCATCGAGTTACCAGGCACTTCGATGTCATCAAGAATCATTAGGTCAGCACGGCTACCAGTTAGCTGACCCGTGATACCAACTGACTTAACGGATGGTGCTTGGTGAGGTGAGCAGTTAACATCAAAGCTAATACGACTCCAGCGACTATCATCACTCTTAGGTCTAAGGTGTACCAACCATGGTGTCTCAATAATCAGCTTCTGTAGGAAGATCGACATATTGTCTGCTCTTTCTTTAGAGGCCGAGATAATCATAATCTTCTTCTCTGGGTCATTGAAGAGTGTCCACAACACAAACGCTCCAGTAATCCAGCTCTTACCGACTCCTCGGAAGGCTTGGATCTGTAGTCGTTTAGGACCGTGTTGTAAGTAATCAGCGATTGCGTACTGTGCTCGTGTTGGGGATGGTAGATCTAGTTGCCCCCATAGGGCTTGAAGGAAGAGCTTGAAATCGCCTTTAAGGGCGGTTAGGGTGTCCATATGGTAGAATGTACGTAAAGGCACCTAGAGGCCCCTTGTAGAGGCTCCTAGGCACCGATGGTGTGGAATTAGTCAGCTAGCTTAGTACGATTTCCACTAAATATATTGGTGATACGTTCAATTTCACCAATACGCATGTTGTTAGCACGTAGCTGTTGTTGAGGATCTTTAGGTCTAATACGCATCTCTGGGTCATACGGAATGTTCATCATGATCTTACCGTAATTGAGAGCAGCATTTTTAGATGGAGTAAACCCACGACTAGCCATTGCACTAGCTACTGGATCCTTACCAATAGCATATGCAATCTTGATTCTACGAATCAGTTCCAGTAGTGGGTTAGATTCTTGTTCCTGCTTTTCTTTGGGCATTACACATCGCCTTCCTTTCTAATGGTACCCTCAAGAACCTTTCTAAGACGCAATGATGAACCACGTTCAATAATTTGTTGTACGGATAAATTATCACGCATCATGGCAGCATTACCACCGCCAGCTCTAAACGATTCAATCTGTTGTGGCGATAGCTTACCAGACAAGTCTGCTTGCATACGATTTTTACTAGCAAGTCCTGGCATTGCAGCACGGAATTGAGCTACATCTTGTTTACGACGTTTCCCTTGCTCTGTTTGTTCAATCTTTTGTTGAAGAGGAATAGAACGTCCAGCTTGACCAGCTCTATAAGCTTGAGCTGCATCTTGCAAGGCTAATCCGGTGCTAACTGCAGCTACAAGAGGCACAGCTGGACCACTAGCCAGTGCTGCAGCAGCTTTAGGCATTAAGTTAGTAAGAGCAGCTTGAGCAGCACCACCTACAATGGCTCCTGTTCCAATAGATTGAGCAGCCTTTGTGGCAGCAGTTCTCCAATCACCTTTACCTGCAGCATAAGCAGATTCAGGTGTGATGGCTTCAGTAGCAGCACCAATTCCCATACCTAAAGCGTTTTGCTTTAGATCTTTCATAGATGGTACAGGTATTGGTAGATAGCCACCGATGTTTAATGCTCCTCTTGCCTTTCCCAGTTCGTAAACATCAGGAAGTTCTGTAAGACCCAATCTACCAACATTACCAGGATCAGGTGGTACTACTCTAGCAGTAGCTTCCGACACACCTTCTAGTTCTGTTGGCAGGGTAGGAAACTGCTTAGACTGTTTAGCTAAAGATTGCCTGACTTTAAGTGATTGTTTATCTGGATCAGTCATGCCCAAAGCTTCACCAGCTTTATTAACCATCAAACGCTGAGCTGGATTAGCCTCTAAATAACCAGCCCTGTAAACAGCGTCTGTAAGGTCTGGATATAATTGATCAACTATTTCTTTTGGAGTTAGTTCAACGTTAACTTCACCAGATGTGTTTGATTTAAAGTTTCCGCCATGGCCAATGATACCATGCAAGGGTCTAGTAGTATAAATTAATTTATCAGGATCAGTGCCAGGAGATAAGTTATTAGGCAACTGATCTCTAATAATTTTAATTACTTCAAGCGCCTTTTTAGGATCAGCCTTAAAGAGTCTATTTGCTAATAGTTTTTGATAGATAGGATGATGGCCCTCTAACTTCTGATAATAATTACCAGCCTTAATAAGTGCACCTTCACGATTATTAAGTTTCCGAACAACTTCATCAACTTCTACATTACCATCCA